ACACGACGCTCTTCCGATCTTATCAATCTTTGGAAAATAAGTATCAGAAACGTTGGAAAAATTCCGAGCAAAAAGGAATGGACACTTACAACAAGATGCAAAAGACCAAAGATAAAAAAGAAAAAGCCAAGCTGAATACTAGGTGGAAGAAGATAACCAAGGTAGTCGGAGCTAACAACAATGCTCGCAAGCACTACATGAAATTGCGTAAAGATGCTGAAAAGGAGCGCCGTGCTTTGCATAAACAACAGGGCGATCTAGCTGCTATTGCTGATAAAATTGCTCAGCACAATGCACAGTTCAGTATTGATCCCTCTAGTTCTAGCAACGAAGGTCATGCTGCCATCTATCCTAGTGACGGTAGTCAAAATCCTATCTTCATTTCCCCTAGTGATAACGAGTCAGAAGATACTACTTCAAACGTTACTTCATATCCAGTTGATGAGGGGGCACCACGAGCTGATTATGTCCGTGTTGCATCTAAGACGGTATCAGTTGGCGGTATCATCACTGGTCGCAACCGTGCAGAAGCCAATGAAAAGTTTGCAAAGCTTCAAAGCTGGCATAATCACCATAAAACACTGACATATCAAGGCGATATCAACTACAAGCACTTAGTTATTAATGACTTGCAGAATACCTACTCTGATTTACGTGACAACTTGAAGGTAAGTATCGGCTTTACATTTATTTACTGGGCACAAGTTACAACTTCGACTGGCAAGAATGCAAAGAAGAAAACATCTAAGAGTTCCAAGCGTGTAGCAGGTAGCAGAAACAAAAAATACACTGCGATTACTGTCAAAAAAGGTCAGACGTTGCTTGGTATAGCTAAACGCTACAACACCAGCGTCAAGTGGCTACAAAAGGTTAACCACATCAAGAACCCTAACAAGATTGATGCTGGCCAGCATATGTACGTTGGCAAGAAGACAAACAAAAAAGCTAGAGGAAAGATCAGGGTGAAGTAGCATGGAAAATTACATTCCAATAGATGTGGATAACTTACCTGATATTTTTGACATTCAACTAGCTGGTGAAGTTTTTACTTTCAGAATCGATTACAACTCGGTTGCTGACTATTATACTTGTACGATCATCAAAGATGGTGACGTGATTTTGGCGCAAGAGCCACTATTGTTGAATAACCGGCTAGGTGCGACACTTCCTAGCCTTGACTTACCTTGGACTGATTTGAGGATTATGGATCCGACCGGTCATGCTACTGATGCAGGTAAAGGCAAGTTTGGCAAGCAGGTACAGCTCTACTTGGATGTCAAAGATCCAAACGGATCAGAAGACGAAAACCCAGACATTGAGCCACTTGGTTATGATCCAGACGAACAATCTGATGATCTTACAGATGGCGAGGTGGACATCTCATGACAATAGTTACTAAGGATCCTCATACTTGGTTCGTTACGGAGGGCGAGGACGGTACGCAAACTATCTATAACAATGAGACGCTCGGTCATGCTTATCCGATGGCCTTTCAGGTTAACTTCTCTGATACGCCAACGCCACAGACAAACACGGTGACGCTTTATAACTTATCCAAAGAACACAAAGATTTCTATCATCGTAAGATGCACTGCTATTTAGCCTTCAACTGGGGGAAAGAAAAGAAAATCCTAGCTGAGGGCTATATTTCTAAGATCGACATGGAGCAGCATGACGGTGTTACTGATACGCAAGTGATCAGTTTCACCGAAGGCAATGACTACTCGAACGTCAAGGCTAGAAAGCTAAAAGTCAGCAAGACTAAGAAGGTTAACAAGTACAAACACGTCAAGGTCAAAGAAAAAGATCACATGAAGAAGACGTGGAAGCACTGGACGACCGTCGAAACGTATAAGACTGGTCCCAAAAAAGGTCAGCATTACGTTAAGCACCACAGAAGATCAGTCGAAAAGCTGGTCAAGGGCAAGACTAGAAACAAGCGCATCAAGTACCGTGGTACTAAGACGGTTCAAGTTAATAAGACTTTTAGAAAAGGAACGTCTTACAAGAAGTTAATACAAGGGATCGCTAGCCAGTCAGGAATTAAGATTTCCAAGCTTGATCTAGCAAAGAACCCGACTTTGAAGAAGAACTTCACGGCTAAGGGCAAGCCACTCACTCTGATCAAGAACCTGCTTAAAAAGACAGGCTCCAAGATGACTTATGTGAGGGGCAAGCTTGAAATAGTTAACCCTAAAGGAATGAAACGTACTTGGTTTGAAATTGATGATAAGGACTTGATCCAGCCGCCAAGTTACAACGAGGACAACTCGGATGATGACGACGGCAAGGGTACATGGGAAATTACTGTCCCACTTGTACCTGAAATCACCACAAACGTTGGCGTGATTATGAAAAGTAAGTACCTTAAAGGTAAGTTTTATGTAAAAGCCGGACAACACAGCTCTGATGGTGAAAACCCACAGACACAATGCAGTCTGGTGTCAATGTAAGGAGGCTGATTTATGGCATCACCACACAATAAACAGTCCAGCTCACAAGCTGAACTCAAAAAGGCTTGGTACCACGGTATGCACAAGTTTGAACACGGCATATACGCAGGCATCAAGTCTTTTTATATTGCCAAAGTTGTCAAATACGACAAGAGCAAACACATCGCTGATGTCTTGCCACTGGCTAACTGGTCAGATGGTACTAAGTCGGCTCAATACTTGGATGTTCCAGTTATTGAAAGTTGCTATCTCTTTGATGAAATGGCTGACGCTTTACGACCGGAATTTTCTAAGGCTGATCAAAACCACACCAGCTTAGCCGGTAAATTGCCGAAAAAGCATTTTATGAGAGCTGGCGTTCCTGTTGTTTGTGCTGTCTTGGACAGGGACAACGACGCATGGGAAGGCGGTAGGTCAGTCAAGACGTTTACTCCTGCTAGTGGCCGTATTCATGATGCTAACGATAGCGTCGTAATTGGAGTGCTAGGAGGTAATTGGTTAGATGGCTAGAGACTTACAAGTTGATCAAGATGGCAACTTAGTCATCGATCCTGACTCTCATGATCTGGCGATGGTGGACGGTCTTGACGAAGTCGCACAACGGATCAAGGCAACATTAGAGATTAGGTATGGCGAAATGGTCAATCTTGATCCAGAAATGGGTGCCGATTACACCAACTTTTTGGGTAAGCATTTCAACGAAAACTTTGCGGCGGCTGATATGACAAGCGCCATTGAAGCCGATGTTCCAGAAGTTGAATCTGTTGACTCTATTCGCTTTATCAAGCTACCACATCGAAAATTGAAAGTTACATTTACTGCTACCGTCCAAAACGACGATGGCACAACTAGCACAGTGGAAGGAGGTTTACCAGTTGCCACTTAGTCAAAATTGGGGGCTAACAGAAAACGGCTTTATAGCTCCCTCCTATGAAGAAGTCTTGGATAGTGTCGAAGATGATTTCATTAGCAAATTTGGCACTGACATCGTTCTGACAAGTAATTCCAATTTTGGTATTTTGGCTAGATTGATTGCTTGGCGTGAAACGCTGATGATCCAAGAACTTCAAAAGAATTACTATTCAGCATTTATCAGCACGGCAACTGATACCAGTTTGGACCGTGTTGGTTCAAATATGGATGTAGGTCGTAAGGTACAGCATACTGCATCAGCAATTATTGAAGTAACTACTGATGGTGAGTACTTGATTGAAGCTGGTGAGACCTTTGAAACTGAGGACGGTTACGTCTTTGAGCTTGAAAGAGACATCACGACCACTCAGCAACCGGACGGCTCATGGAAGGGCACCGGTTGGGTAGAAAGTGACGAAGCTGGCGAGATGTTTAATGTGGGAGCCAACACAATCACTCTTGAAACCAACCCAGATGACAATGTTCTGTCGGTTACCAACCCTGAACCTGCTAACGGCGGTCAGGACTATGAAGATGACGAAACCTACCGAGCAAGACTACTCGAAGAAAACGAATCCAATCCTGGTCCTACTGCATGGGGCATGAAGTCAGCATTGATGGAATTGCCTGGCGTAAGAGACGTTAACCCTGTGGAAAACGACAAGGCTGATGCTGATAGATGGGGCAACCTACCTTACACAGTGCATCTGTACATTCTAGGCGGTAATGATAATGACATTGCCAATGTGATCGTTAACCACATGGCAGCGGGTACCACTTTGGTTGGTTCAAAGGCTATGGATGTAACGGACGCTACAGGCAATCCAAGAACCGTCCACTTTGATCACGCTATCGATAAGCCTATCTATGTAAAAGTCACACTCAAAGTTAATGAAGGTTGGAACGATGACGAAGGCGTTGATGATGTTAAAGCTGCTATTGCAGATTACATCAATCACCTAATCATCGGGAAAACCTTATTTTTAACTCGTTTATATCCACTCGTTTACAGCGTTGACGGTGTTGATGAAGCAATTATCACGATTGGTACCAATAAAGCTAACCTTGGTAGCAATGACATCGTTAATGACATCAATCAAGCGGTTAGCTGTGATGAAAGCAATATCGAGGTTGATGTAAATGGCGTATGAAACAACTGATCAGCTAATTGCTGAGATTTCCGACCACTGGGTGAAAGATCCTCAGATCGGAAGAGCACACGTCTGA